AGAAGCATTGAAGCATATTCTCCAATAACTACAAGACCAATGAAACCTAATATACCTAGGGTAATTACCCACATTAATTTATCTTTCATTATTTATCCTCTTTTCTTAGCGGGATTGTGATAAGCCAGATTACTGTTGTTATTAATACTGCAATACCAACAATATCTCTTGCTGATCCCGTCAAAGTTAGCCATGCAATAAAGAAGCCAAGGAGGGTGAATGCCTGTGCAATTAATTCCATTCCTGCGTCTTTAAACCATTTGATTAATCCCTTTAGCATTTTGCCTACCAGGTTGATGGCTTTATTGATTATTTTCATTTGTTCCTCCTTATCATTGCCCCTGCAATTTGTGATGCAATGACCACTGGGACAATTACTTCCTGCGCTTTTTCTCTCTGATCATCTGTCATATCCATACCTAATTCAGAGAAATTAGATAGGAGTTCCATTGGGTCCACTTCAAATACTGCTCCAAGTGGGTCTGCTAAAAATGCTTCTGTTTGTACTTCTGTTGTTGCATCTGCTAATGTAAATGGCATTGGGGTATCTCCTGCATCCACTGCTCTTTCTGCGAACTCAACAAATGCTTCTGCTACTGCTGGGTTAGATTTCATTGCTTCTGCAACCTTTGCAACTTCTGCTGGTGCAATACCAAGGTCTGCTGCTACCTCTGCCTTTGCTTCTTGAGTAAGAGATTTAAGAGTTTGACTAACTGCTGCTGTCTGCTCTACTGAAAGTTTAACTAACTTATTATCCTTACTTGTAAGGTTTGCAATAACACCAGATAGGTCTTCTGCATTTCCCGTACCCTTTTGTGGGATAAGCGCTGCTAACTCTGCATCCTTAATTACTGGATCAATATTTTCTGCTGGCTTAAAGTCTGGTCTTGGAAGTGGCTTAGGCTCTGGAGAAGGCTCAACAGGAGGCTCTGGAGTAGGCTCTGGCTTTGGTTCAGGGCTTGGGGCAGGTGTAGGCTTAGGCTCTTCTGGCTTTGTTGGCTTTGGCTCAGGCTTTTCTGTTGGTTCTGGTTTAGGTCCAGGCTCTGTGGGTTTTGGGCCAGGCTGTGTTGGTTTTGGACCTGGCTCTTCTGTAGCAGTATTATTGGTTGGCTTAGGCTCAGGCTTGTCTGTTGGTGGTGCAGATGGCTTTGGCTTTGGTGCTTCTTCAGTTGGCTTTGGAGATGGCTTTGGCTCGTTTGCTGCAGCATTGGCTGCTGCTTGAGCAATTGCTCTTTGAATTTCTCTTTGTGACTGCTCATCATAGTAACGCCATGCGTCATCAATTGCCCCATTGACATCATTTACTGCATTATTAAAATCATTTATGGCATTGTTTTTTTCAGACAAAGCATCTGCTGTATCATTTACTGCATTATCATACTCAGATTCTTTATTAGTTAATGTTTGATTTAATGAATTTAATGTTGCAACCTCTTGGTTATAAACATTTAGTTTGTCATTATATTCTGACAAGGCATTGTTATAATCTTGTTGTGCTGCATTTCTTGTTGCAAGTGCTTGGTTATAAGCATCTATTTGCGACTGAGTTGCACCTGGACCAGAAGAAAATGTTCCAAGATTACAACTAAATCCTATACCCCAACCACCAGTGTAGTCACAACCTGCTCCAGTCCATCCGCCAGGAATAGCCCAACCAAGATGATAAGATCCAGGGCCTCCACCGTTATACCACCAAATTTCTACATCAAACGTCTTGTCTGTTGTAACATCATAAACTTGAGAGTACTCGCTCCATCTTACTCCCTGCTCTACCCAGTTATCAACTGCAAGTTGTCCGTTAACATACATCCTAAACCCATCGTCTGTATACCCTGCAAAGTATGTTGATGTCCAATGATCTGGAACTTTTATCTGTCCAGTAAATTTAACTATAAAGTTTTCATATCTATTTCCACAAACTGGAAGTTGCATAGAGTTTGAGTTCCAAGTACCAGAACAGATCACCCCACTTGGAGTTGCTATGCCAGGGAATGTCCTCGTCAAATGATAAACAGTGTATGCCAAACCTTGTCCCCCAGCAGACTGCATATTTGATTGGGCTGTTTGAAGGTTGATATTGGCTATGCTGAGGGCATCTTGTGCATCATTCTTATCTTGAAGGGCATCTTCTTTATTATCAAAGGCAAGTTCTACGGTTACAGTCTGGCCATCTACATTTGACTGGGCAAGATCTACTTCTTCTAAGGCTAGTTCTTCTGCTTCTATTGCATCCTCGTAGTCTTCTTGAGCAGCATCTCTTACATCCCGCAGATTTTTAGCATACATAAACTTGTTCTCTGCTATGTCAATCATACCTATTAGACCATCTTTATAGTCTAATTTATCTACTGCGCTATTGAGGTTTTGTATCTGTCCTGCTGCAACTGTTAAGGGGTCATCAGAATGAGCCTCTGTTGGGGATATAAATAGCCAGCCAAAGGCTAAAACTGTTGCTGTTACTATGCGTATTAATCGTTTTATTTGCCTTCCCCCTTGCAGACAAGATGTCTGATAGGCTGATTATACCATTTTATTGCACAAAAAAGGGGCTACCATACTTGGCAACCCCTTTAGTGTTGGACTAAATTACTTAACTAAAGTAACCTTTGCCTTTGGATTCTTCTTGTTCCAATTGTTTGCCAATGTGTTGAATGCCTTCTTCAAAGATGCAAGTGCTGCTGCGTTATCTGCAGTCAACTTAGCAATCTGTGCATCCTTTGCAGCAAGTGCTGCATCAGAAGCGACCTTTGCATCAGCAAGTGCCTTAGCAGAAGCAGCCTTCTCTGCTGCGAGAGCAGCATCTGAAGCAGCCTTAGCAGCAACAGCATCTGAAGCAGCCTTTACGACTGCAGCATCTGAGATTGACTTAGCAGCAAGTGCTGCATCCTTAGCAGCAGTTTGTGCTGCAAGTTCTGATACTAGATCACGAACTGTTACCTCAGCAAATGGTGCAAGTGTGCGAGCAGTTAGGCCAACGACATCTGCTGAATTTGCGTCAGTTGATGTAGTTGGAGCAAACATAATTAGTGCTCGTGTTCCAGTTGTTGGAAGTGTTGCGGTAAACTTTGCAACTCCAAAGTCTGAAAGTGTAGCACCAGTTGTTGCTGTTGCTGAATCTAGTGTTGCTGTAGCAGCAAATACTGTTGCAGTAAGAGACTTAGCAGAAACCTTGTTTCCAAATACGTCTGTTGCTGTGACTAGAATATCCTGCTTTGTTCCTGCAGCACCTGATGCTGGAGCAGTTACTGTTAGGTTGTTGATCTTACCAGCAGTTCCCTGTACATAGTATGTAAGAGTTGTTCCACCGTTGTTGATTACAACTGTGCCAATTGCTGTTGTCTTTGTATAGACATAGAAAGTTGCAGTTGTTCCTGTACCAGTTGCAATGCTTAGGCTTGAAGAGCCTGATGCCGATGTTACTGGTGCAGCGGTTGTGTGTAGTGCAGACACGATTGTTGCGTTTGTTGTTACTACAGAAACGACTGTCCCTGTGTCAACTGTTGCGACGAACTTAAGTGCGTCAGCAGCGTCAACTGTGTTGTCTGCTGGGACTGGCAATGATGCAGGTGTTGCGATTGCTGAGGCAGTTGTGTTAGCCGTTCCAGCGAGATCGACAGCGACTGTCATTACAGCAGCGTTTGCAGGCGTTGCTACGATTGTGCCCAAAGTCATGGCTGCAACCATGGCTAGTGCGATTTTCTTGAATGAATTCATTCGATATTCTCCTTGTTTATAGTGTTTTTAGTCCATCCAAATAATCTTCGATGTCTTTTATTTGGCTAGGTTTATATTGTATCACATTGCGACTTTCTAAGTCAAATTGCTCCTCTGGAGTTTTTGGTCTATCCTTAAAAGTATGAACCTCTACTTCAGTGTCTATATTTTTTGGGGTATGTGATATTGCCCCAAATATTGCTCCACACACAGCATCAGCCAAGTCCTTTGACTTTTTGCGGGGGTGGTCAACTCTATCATTTTTCATAATCTTTAACTGTGTTAGTTCATCAAACAATAAATCTATTGCAGGCATGGCAAGCCTTTCCTCATATACAAGCATAGCCATGTCCTCGTAGTGCTTCTTGGCAACAGAAACAGTATCAGTCTTCATTCCAACCTGCTTCAACTCATTTTGAATATCAAATGACTGCCAACGGTCAAAGGAAACCATTCCAATATCAAACCCTATCCTTCTAAGGTTTTGAATCCACTGCTTAACCTCTGATAGATTAACTGGGCCTTCTACCTTTGGTTCCCACCATGCTACTGCATCTACTACTACAATTGGTGCTACTTGTTCGTAGTTGTTAATTACCTGAATATTTACCCATTTTTCTACATGTGCAATTGCTACAGCACACTTATCGTGCTTCTGTGCAAGGTCAGCGTGAACATAATACTTCTTTGTTGGATCTGGCTTAAACCCTTCGTCAAACCTTCTAAAGTTGTCTACTGGGTTTCTTAATGTCATACAGGCTCTTACCTTGTCTGCCTGCTTAAAGAATGCATCAGAAGCAAAGGTTGGTACACATGCAAAGCGCATCATAGCATCCCCAAGGTCTGTCATGAATGCAATCATAAAGTCATCGATCTTGCGTGTAGGGTTTACTTCCCATGTAGGTCTCTTTAATGCGAATACTCCTGGATATTTGTATGAAATGATTTGATCTTCGTCCCACGAAATTTCAAAGTTGTTATCTGGACTATCTTCTGGTAGTAGTGGATTAATTGTAAACTTGTGACTTCTTTCTACAACTTCTTTCTCAGCAACAACATCATCATACTTTTCTGAAATAAAGTCACCTGGATAACGGGGGAATGATAAAAGAACTACCTTGCCAAGGTCAGGGAATCGAGAGTCTACTGACCCACGGAAAGCCTTATAGATGTTATCAGCAGTCTTTCCTTGTTCGTTTCCTGTTCCAACCTCAGATGCAAAACCAGAAATCTCATCAAGAACTGCAAGCAACAAGTTCAAACCCTCATGTGACTCACGCTCTGAGTGACCAGAGTAAACGGTAATAGATTTGTCAAACTCAATTGAGTCAGCCTTTGCGTAATACTTTCCTGCAAACCATGGGGATCTTTCAATCTTTGATTTAAAACCTTTAAAGAAAACGTTCTTTGCTTGTTGTGCGTTAATAGCAACGTTGATTAGGTCGATAGCATCTCCAGAGGGCTTACCAAAATACTTTGCTGGGTCTTTTAAACATAATAGTTTATATACGATGTATGAGCATGCTACGGTTGATGTAAAGTCTTTTCCAGATCCCTTGCCAAGTTGCAGGATGATTTCATTCTTTGTGTACTTGTTGTAGTACTGAGTGCCCTTTTCTTCACCCATCATATTAATCAAATCTTCTTTACGATAGATCTGGCTCATTGCCTCAACAATATCGTACTGAATATCAGATAATGGTGGTTGTCCAAGGTACGCTTCACCCTCAACAAATGTTCTTGCGTCTACTGGCATCTCTTGAAAGTGATCATCCTGTAGTGCTTCAAGAAACTCATTGAACATCGTGGACAACTGTAATCACCTCATTGTCTTTTGCAAATGCAGAAAGCCTACGCATAATCTCATCACGAACCTGTGGATACTCTGACGCAATGTCTTTTAGGATAAGAACAAGAATCTCTTGACGCTTCTCAATTTCCATCATCTCTTCAGCAAGTTCTTTATTCTCAAGTAGTCCAGCCTTTTGAAGCATGTCAATGCGCTTAGACTCAATGTCCATCACAAGTTTGATTGCTGCAGTTTTAGCACTAAGATTATTTGTCATTGATGCCTCATCAATAACTTCGTATGTGCGAGAAACCAACTTGCTGTAGTGAGTATCTGCTGCTGCTAATGCTTCTTTAGCACGAGCACGGATAGCATCATTAGCAGATGCCATAACCTTCCACTCATTAATAAGTGTTACAACCTTTTGTCGTGGGATTGATAATTGCTTAGAAATAACTGTTGGATCATTGCCCTTTAGGTATTCTTCTACTACCAAGTTGACTTGGTCAAGATGCTTAACAAGATCGTCTTCAGTTGACATACTTGCCTTCTAGCCTGTTGATCTCATCTTTAATATAGAAAATTGCCTTCTCTAAATCTTGTATGGTCTTTGCTTCATCCTTAAGTCCTGCTCTCCAAAGATACTTGAAAGCATTACCAATATTAAAATTACGATGACGAGTTATCTCAATACACTCAATACCAGATGGGTCTGATGTATAGTGCAATGGATTATTTACTTGGTCAACTGTTATGTTTAGATTGTCACTCATAAGATTCCTCTTCGTCAGATTCCCAATCAAATGTTTCTGGAATACCCTTTAACGCAGCAAACGCAAAGGCAAAACCAACGCTACCTGCAACGGCAAGTGCTATCAGTGCTTTTTCAAATTTATTCATCGTTTTGATTTCCTTAATCCAAACTTAGCAAGGTAAACATAGATCGTCTCTAGTGAGCATCCACATTCCTTTGCAATCTCTTCTGGAGTCTTCTTATCCATAAGATATCTCTTACGCATAAAGACTTCTGATGTATATAGTTTAGCAGCCATGATGTTATTTGTCAACTCCAATTGCTTTCCCCCAATTTTTTAGTGCCCAATGCCCAATCCCGCAGGCATCTGCTACATCGTTATCAGTAATTGATCTATCATAAATGGTATTAATAAACTTAATAGTTCTCTCCTTACGAATATTTCTTTCATAAGACTTGTACCAAGAAACAGATTTTCCTGGATGCTGAGAACGAATAAACAGTTGCTCATCCTTTGATATTTTCTTATTACCAATATAATTTTGCCAAGTAATAGGAGAAACCTTTCCTATAATCTTGGTTCCAGTCTGTCCTGCTGATCCAAGGATTGCACCCTGTACCAATGCAAGGTCTGCAGCAGTCTTAGGGCTATTCATAAATACAGTGTGCTCAATAATTATTGCTTCAAACCCACCATATATATCAAAGAATGCTTTTACTTTTTTGCCTGCATCCATAACCTTTTCATATATATCGTTTCCTTCAAAGTTAATTTTCCCTACAGACTCAAGATCATCTCCAGAAAATAATGCAAATGCAAGACTATTTGTACTAGCGTCAATGGCGCAAACCTTGTGTGGCTTTATCTCTAGCCCCCACTTATTTTTTACCATCTGTTTTATCCTTAATTTTTTTAATTGCCTTGCTCACTGCGTCTGGATTTACAGAGCAAGATGAGCACACTGAAAAATCATTGTAGATTGAAAGTGGCATAGAGCAAGACTTGCAAAGTCTTGTCTTTCCTTTTCTTTTTGCTCTTTTTGATTGCATATACCTTGCAGCAATTTTTTCTTTTGTTGCAAGTTCTCTACATTCAACAGAGCAGTATATTTGATACGATACTGATTGAGTAAATTGTTTATCGCAAAAGTTACAATGTCTCACTTAGAATCTCCAGGGGTGCTATCTTTAACACGCCTGGACCTGCAGACTCACATGCTTTTTTAATTGGGCATGACTTGCATATCTTGGAATTTGATCTATAGTTTTTGTTTGGCAGGGTTCTGTCTTCCCATGTCTTGCGAACTAGTCTCATCCAATCAAATGCCTGGTCTACCCACCGACGGTAATGATCGTTTACATCTACAGGTATCAAAAGAAGTTCATGATTATTTTTATTTTCATA